TTGATTAAAAATTACAGAGTTATGGCTGATAAAAATAAACTAATCAGTGATATTAAAACTTTATCAACGGGCATTGATGATGTTGAAAAACAAAAGGCCATTATTAAAAACGGTTTTAGTGCTACAGAAAAGCAGTCTAAAATTCGTGATATTAATCGTCAATTAGATGTTAGACGTTCAGATGTACTATCCGATTACCATAAGCGCAAACAACATTTGCGCAGCGAGTACGAAACGGCACTATCTAAATTAAAGGCGACTGAAGCTGAAAGAGATAGATGTATGGATAGAAGCAACGAGCTTAATAAAGAAATTGAGCGAGAAGCCAAACGCATCGAAACTCTAACGTCTGAATTCGACACATTTAACTCTCAGCAGTTTAGTAAAGAGGCTTGCCCTACTTGCGGGCAGCAATTGCCGGCGGATAAGCAGGAAAAACTCGAGGCAGAATTTAACGCTAATAAATCTAAAAAGCTTGAAGAATGGAAAGGCCTTATCGATAGTGCTGCTAAGTTAAAAGAAAACTACGAAGAGCAGCAAAAAACTATGATATCGAAAGCTGACGGATTAATAGATGACATTACCCTACAAAGCAAGGAGAGAGATATTAAACGTGAAGAATATGAAGCGTATTCTGAACCTAATGTCGAAGATGATCCTACATATGCTGACTTAAAAGCTCAATTGTTCTTGCTTGAGATTGAAGAGGAACCAGGTGCAGATGTCAAAGAACTTGCAAGACTTGATGATGAACTAGCCTCTTTGAAATCTAAAAAAGCAAATCTCGAGACTGAATTGAATAAATTTAAATTGATTGATGATATTGAAAATCGTGTTATCGAATTGGAAAACCAACAACAAAAACTTGTTACTGAAAAGAATGAACTCGATGAAGCATCATATCTTATGGATGAGTTCGTAAAAGCCAAAGTTAACATGTTGGAAGAAAGCATTAATGCAAGGTTTAAATTAGCTCGTTTCAAGATGTTCAACGTTATGTTAAATGGCAATGTCGAGGAATGTTGTGAAACCACTTATAAAGGCGTTCCATATCGCAGCATGAACAACGCAGCACGCATTAATGTAGGCTTGGATATTATCAATGCATTGACTAGCTATTTTAAAGTTAATGCTCCGGTGTTTATTGATAATGCCGAAGCTGTTACTGACTTTATCCCTGTTAATAGCCAAACAATTAAATTGATCGTTGATGAATCAGAACCTCAACTGGTCGTTAAGGAGGTATAGGTATGACTGATTTACAGATTTTCAAAAATGATACATTTGGTCAAGTTCGTATTTTAGAAAAAGATAATGAATTATGGTTTGTTGCAAAGGATGTCGCTGATACTCTCGGGTACCAAAACGGTAGTCGAGATGTAAACCGACACACTGATGAAGAAGATAGAACAAAGACAATGGTGTTTGATGGCAATCAAAATAAAGAAACGATTTTGATTAATGAAAGCGGACTTTATTCCCTGGTACTATCTAGCAAATTACCAACGGCAAAACAATTCAAACGTTGGGTCACCTCTGAAGTGATTCCTCAAATTCGTAAGACTGGTGCTTATAGCATGAATATTCCCAAGTCGTTGCCTGAAGCTCTTAGAGCTTACGCCAACGAGGTGGAGTCGCACAATGCTACCAAAGCTATCGTTGCTCAACAGGAGCAACAGATAGCAGAATTTAAACCGGTTAAGGATTACGTTGATAAAATCTTATCTAGTAAATCCTGCTTAACAATTACTCAGATTGCCGCTGACTACGGCATGAGTGCTCAAGAATTAAATAAGATTTTGCATGAAGCTGGCCTACAACGTAAGGTCGGTGATCAATGGATTCTCTACAAGCAGCATATGTCTAAAGGTTTTACTAAATCCGAAACCTTTACATTCTGCAGAAGTGATGGTCGCTTAGATTCTAAAATCACTACTAAATGGACGCAAAAGGGTCGTTTAGAAATTCATAATATTTTATCTAACTTAGATATCCACGCTGTATGCGAGGATGTGGCATAGGAGGTACGTAATGGGTGAAGTAACAAAAGCACAATCTCAAACACCATCGCTTAAAACTATGGTGTCTAGTGAGTCAGTAAAGAAACGTTTTAATGAAATCTTGGGTAAAAAATCAGCGGCCTTTGTGTCCAGTTTGATTTCTGTATCTAATAATAATGAACTTTTATCGAAAGCAGACCCTACTACAGTTATTACTGCAGGTGTGATGGCAGCTACTTTGGATCTTCCAATCAATCAAAACCTGGGGTTTGCCTATATCGTTCCTTTCTACAACAGTAAAAAGAAAATTAATGAAGCTCAATTTCAAATGGGGTACAAAGGGTATATCCAGTTGGCCATGCGCACAGGTCAATATAAGACCATTAATGCTAGTGAAATTTACGAAGGCGAAATTAAGCACCATAACAAACTTACTGGCGAGTTCGAATTAGGCGAGCGGACTGGTGATAACGTAGTTGGTTATATTGCTTATTTCAAGCTCATTAATGGCTTTGAAAAGTATTTATATATGTCTAAAGAAGATGCTGAAGCACACGCTATAAAGTATTCTCAAACATATAAAAGGGGATTTGGCCTTTGGAAAACTGACTTTGACGCCATGGCCATAAAAACAGTACTCAAACGTTTGTTAAGTAAATATGGCATTTTATCTGTTGAAATGCAAAGTATGGCTAATGCAATTTCTGTAGATGGTGCCGTCATTCGTGATAATAATGGCGAGCTCACCCCTGATTTCGAAGGTGAAACTATCGATGTTCAATCTGATGTAGCAGAAACCATCGCTAATAATGCAAATTCTGAAGCCATTGACATTGAACCTGGTCCTGCCAGTGAATTTGTTAATCCTGAAACTGGTGAAGTAGTCAAAATGTTCGGTGATTAATTGTGATTAGTATTCAAGCATTCGGTAGTAGCTCAAAAGGGAACTGCTACCGAATCAAAACTTCCACTAATGGGGATGAGTTACTCCTGGATGCAGGACTACCGTTTAAAGACATTCAGAGATATTGCCGGTTTAACTTTTTGCATTTATGCGGAACGTTACTCACACATCAACATGGAGACCATAGCAAGGCTGTCAATGATCTATTAAAGCTTGGACATCGTGTCTATATGCTATCAGATACCGCCAATGCCTTGTATGTATCTGATAAGCACACAGCAATTCTTATAACCCCAAAAGTTCAATTTACGGTAGGCAATTTCAGTATCTTACCATTTGAGTTAGAACATGACGTTCCTAATATTGGATTTCTAATTTCAGACGGTGAAGAGAAGCTGCTATATATTACCGACACCTATTATTGCCGGTATACGTTTAAAGATGTTGATCATATCATGGTTGAATGTAACCATTCCTATGAAATCCTAAATCAGCATGTAGAAGCCGGTTACCTGGATGAAAAACGAATGGAGCGGTTAATTCAATCTCATTTTTCTTTAGAAAACGTCATTAAATTCCTAAAATCTATGGACCTAACTAAGTGCCAAGACATACGGCTACTACATTTATCTGATAGCAACTCAGATGCAGAAACATTCAAACGAGCTGTTCAAGCTGCCACTGGAAAATTAGTAATCGTGGAGCAAGAAAGGAGTCCCTTATGATTATTAAATCGATTCAAATTAAAGATAACGATATCAGTATTGCTTATCAGAAGCCATCTGCCACAGGGTTAACGGATGTATTCACGTTAAAATCTAAGGATGATCCACGTCCTGAACTTCTGCAAGCATTCAGCAAACTGCAGTCTATTGTAAAAAAGAACTTTGAATTCTTGGAAGAATTTAAAATCCCATTTTTGGTAAATACATTCAAATTTAAGTATGGCGACATCGAAGGCCTTATTAACCAGGTTGGTGTCGAGGGTATCGTGTCTGATATGAACACCCCTAACGAATTTAAATTTAAAACGGACTGGTTAAATGTTGAATATGCAGACTCTACATTTGCTATCTCAGTTCAAGATTTAATCGATGAATGCATTAAGTTCATTATGGGACGTCGAGCCCAGGATAATTTATTTAACGACAATGAAGCGTGATAAAAATGGCGACAAACCAATCATACTACTTTAGTCATGATATCAATGCGAGTAATGATCCTAAAATCGCTGCTATGATTTCAGAATTAGGAATGATTTCCTATGCATGGTGGTGGATATTGATTGAAAAATTAGCCGCAGCAGATGATTATAAATTGCCACTAAAAAAATATACATTCGTCGCTTTGGATAATGAATTAAAGATGAATGATGAACAAATTTTAACAAGTGTTCAACAAGTGTTCAACAAAAATCAACACGTGTTGGAACAAAATTCAATGTGTTCATTTTGTTCATTTTTGTTAATTTATTTGTTGATTCATGACTACGAATTATTGGACTGTGATGACGAATATTTTTGGTCACCCAGCTTAATTCGTAGATTTGAGTTTAAAAAAGTGAAAGAGGAAACTATCCGCGAAAAACGTAGGTTGGCGGGCCTTAAAAGTGCGGAATCTCGAAAAGCAAAAAAACAAAATTTAACACATGTTCAACAAAATTTAACACATGTTCAACAAAATCAACTAATAAAAGAAAAGAAAAGAAAAGAAAATAATATAGAGAGAGATACGCGCGCGCGTGAAGACGAAAATCCTATATCTATATTTGAAGATGATGAAGTAAAAAATAAACCCATTTACGAATTGTATATGAAATCAATTGGAATTGTATCACCTACTATTAAAGAGCGATTAGATGATCTAGTTGAATCATATGGCAAAGAACGAGTCATTGTTGCTATTAACACCACAGCGGATAACGGTGGCAATAGTATCAAGTATGTTGAAACTGTCACGGCAGGGAATCTAAAGCAGGAGGTGCAAAAGGATTTTGGAGCAAGCAAATGTAACAGCAATGCTAGAGGCGTGTCTCGAAAAAATTCGAGAAAGGACGAAGACGTCGACTGGGAAAAAGAATATCAAAGAGTCCACGGTAAAAAATGAGTTCTTTTATCCGGTCTACGATGAACCAGTAGTCATTCAAACTAACATTAATACCACCTATACCGCAGTCGGAATCCCTAAGCGGTATTATGATATGGATTTTGACTGGTTACGTAAACACGGTAGCTTTCCAAAAGAGAACGCTGAAGCTTATGACGTGGTTAAAAAGTATTCTGATAATCTGAAAGCTAATCTTGATTCCGGTAAGGGCCTCATATTAAGGGGCCCAGCTGGTACCGGCAAGACATCGATTGCGGTAAGTATCCTAAAACAGGCTATGGCATTAGGCAAAGGGTGTCTAATGATTTCAATGCCTAATTTATTAGACACTATGCTTACATTGTCTAAAGGCGACAATGTAGCTTATCTAAGATTTGAGCAAAAACTTAGGAATATCCCATTGCTATTGCTTGATGACTTTGGGGCGGAGTATTCCAAGTCTGATTGGGTACCGTCTAAGGTTGAAAGCATCATTATTGATCGCTACAACCGGATGAAACCCATAATTCTTACGACGAATTACAGCGATGCTTGGACTGAAAAGAATTATAGTCAAAGAGTATATGACCGCCTGCGTGGAGAATATGCGGTGGCTATATTTAATGGAGCGTCACATCGATGAAAATTATATTGAAATGTCAGTTTAGATTTCGTAAGAAAACCCATGACCGGTTCCCAACGTTAAATGAGTATATCGACTGTGAACGTGGCTCAACTATAGCAGCTGCAGCGATGAAGAAAAAATGCACTGAGCAGGTTAAAGAACAATGCCTTTCACAGCAGATACAACCTGTTAATGGGAAAGTAGACCTGTTATTTGAATGGCATTCTTCAACTAGGCACGATCCTGACAATGTAGCGTTTGCCAAGAAGTTCATTCTTGATGGTCTGCAGTTGGCTGGTGTACTAGAAAACGATAACAGAAAATTCATCGGTACTATGGCTGATGAGATTATTCAGGATGATGAAGACTATGTAATCTTACACATCACAAAAAACATGGGAATATTTTTATAATTTTAAAAATCAAGGAGATAAAAAAATGAGTAACTTACAAGTAAAGGCAATTGAAGCAGCTCGCAAAGTGCTAGTAGAAATGGGGCATGAATTTGAAGAATTAGAATTCATGTATGTTGTATGGTTTTGTAAAACCTTGCAAAACTGGAAAGCATTAGTAAGTGGTCCGAATATTGATGAATATGTAGAAGTAACACATAATGGTGACCATGATGAGACATATGTTGATGTTTATTGCAAAGCTAAAAATGTGTGCATAAAAGATAACTAATGAAAATACTAGATGTATGCTGTGGCAGCAGAATGTTTTGGTTTAACAAAGAAAATGCAGACACAATTTACATGGATAATCGAACTGAAGATATAATGCTATGTGATGGTAGAAAGCTAATAGTTAAGCCTGATATAATCGCAGATTTTCGGGACCTTCCTTTTGAAAATGAAAGCTTTTATCTAGTAGTATTTGATCCACCTCATCTAATAAGGGCAGGAGATAACTCATTTTTAAAATTAAAATATGGAAGGTTAGATACAACATGGAAAGATGACATTAAGCAAGGCCTCTCTGAATGCTGGAGGGTTTTAAAGAAGAATGGGACAATGGTATTCAAATGGAATGAGGAACAAATCTCGTTTTATAAGATTAAAGCCTTGCTCCCTTGCGAGCCTGTAATCGGACAACGTAGGGGAAAAACAATATGGTTGATATTTTTTAAAAGCTGAAATGTTAGTTGTTTATCACTGGTAAAAACAAATTCGGACTAAAATATAAAATTACTTGTAAAGGGGGCAACATATTTGAATGAATATGATATTGAGAAAATCACAAGGTTGGCCACAGAGGTGGCAACTAAAACTTACTATGAATTAGCCAAACAAGAAAATGCTCAACTAGGTCGTAAACTTCGACACAACACGATCAAGCTGCTTAAGCATTACAGTCAGCTGCAGTCCTATGTAGACAATGCTATCTCGGATTCGACACAAGCCGAGGATATATGGCTCAATGAACTGCTAGTTGATATGTTTGACGACAACAGCATAGTAAGGGTAAATGCTATTGTTAAGAGCAAAGAAAAAACAGCATTGATGATGCGACATGTAAATAATATGCTAGATATCTATGCGGAAAAGTGCAACACAAAGCAATTTAAGTATTGTGAGTGCATGCGCAGATATTATATTAATGGGGAGACTCTAGAGCAGATAGCTGAATCCTTTCCTGAAAAGCCAGATGTTCGTACCATTAAACGCTACATCGCTAGAGGAATTGAAGAACTATCCGTATTGCTCTGGGGCGTTATTGGGTTGAATACAAAAATAGCTTAATGAAATTGTCCCAAAACTGTCCTAGACGTGTCCTTCTTGACAATTTATAATGATAGTGTGAGTAAATGGGAAAACAAATACTCTATCTCTCAACGACACAGTGAAACCTAGAACACTAAAACGGAAAGACCACTCAATCTATACGGTTAGGTGGTCTTTTTGTATGCAAATTTAAGAAGGCGAGGTGAATACGATTGACTGATGTGTATTGTGAAAAGAGACGATGCTTAAACAATGTTAAGGGTTGGTGTAAAGCGAATGGCATTCATATTGATCATATGTGTAAATCGTATGCACCCTCACATTCTTTAATTAAAACTAAAACGGCAAAGATTCATAAAGACCGCGGTAAGTTTAAACAGAATAAAGGAGTACTGAAATAATATTGGAGCACCCACTTCAGGGTGCTTTTTTATTTCCTAAATTCTGATTATCAATACTGGTTATAAATGAGAATTTGAAATTTGGAAAAGGTACTCCGTGGGTGAAAAATGGCCGCTGGTCGCCCCCGCGCGATGGTCCTCTCTCTGTGAGAAAAATTTTCCTGTTGAATGTAGAAAGACGAATTTAGAAAGGAGTACACCTATGGCGGACACAAAACCGAGAGTGAAATTTGATGCTGCAGGCAATCTGCTCGTATCCAGCACTCAACTATGTGACCTCTTGCGGGTCACTCCGGAAATTATTTCTCGACATCATAAAGCAGGGATGCCTAAAGCCTCTGTAGGTTGGTGGAATCTTCGGGAAGTCCTCGTGTATTTAGGACAGGCGAAAGGCGATAATGCTAAAAGCAAATCCGCATCAACTCGTAAGCTAGAAGCCGAAGCCGATTATAAGGAAGCAAAGGCCGCGCGTGAAAAGAAAATGCTAGATGTGCTTAATGGCGAATACGTCCCTCGTGCCGATGTGGCACAGGCATGGGCTAACCGAATATTGGAATTAAAGACATCGTTTACCAAATTAGGTAAGCGTATCGGAAGTGAGTTCACGGATCCTGAGGAACGTGCTCTTGTAGAAAAGGTGGTGAATGGCCTTGTCGAAGAATACCTCGAAAGCTACGCACGCGAAGGCGAGTACACGCCGAAAGTCAAAGCCACGGGAAAAGCAAAGACCAAAGGTTGACTGGTGCCCCGAGGAACTGGAAGCATTCAAGCCACCTGAAAGATACACCGTTTCGGAATGGGCAGATAAGTACAGGGTACTGACTAATATATCTGCTGAACCTGGACGATGGCGTACAGCGCGGACACCTTATCTCAAGGAACCTATGGACAAATTCACGGACCCTCTTATTGAAAGCATCTCGTTATGTTTCGGGGCGCAGATAGGTAAGACGGAAGCCGAACTCAATATGATCGGATATGCGTTACATCAAACCGCATCGCCAGTCATGATGGTATATCCAACAGACACTATCGCGAAATTTGCTAGTGATAAACGTGTACAACCAATGATTAGGAGCGTAGAGCCGCTTGCGAATATGTATGACGAAAGTAGTAAGCTGCTGGAGTTAGACTTCGTTAATGGGAATTACATGGTGCTTGTTGGGGCGAACTCACCAAGCAGCTTATCAAGTCGGTCAATTAAGTACTTATTTTTTGATGAAATTGATAAGTATCCAGCTTTCTCCGGTAAGGAAGCAAATCCGATTAAGTTGGCTGAGGAACGTACTAAGACATTCGTTGATAAGAAGATTGTAAGGGTGTCAACTCCTACGATTGAAAGTGGCAATATTTGGCAGTCCTATATGGACGCAAATGAACGTAAGCAGTATTACGTGCCATGTCCGCATTGCGGGGTGTCACAGACCCTCAAATTCAAACAGATAAAATGGCCGGAGGAACACCATGGCAATGCGGATATGATACGTGATACCGCATATTATGAGTGCGAACATTGTAAGCACCGTATTGATGATAAGCACAAGATGGATATGCTCCGGCAAGGCGAATGGCGGGCTGTGAATGAATCGCAAGTCCGAGTCGTCCGGTCGGTAGCCTATCATATGTCATCCCTTTACTCTCCATGGGTTACCTTTGGCGATGTGGCATATGAGTTTGTTAAATCAAAGGATAAGCCAAGTGAGTTGATGAATTTCATCAACTCTGGGTTAGCGGAGCCGTGGAAATCTGCGAAAACTAAAAGCACACAGAACCTCGTGTTTACGCAATCAGAAGTTCCTCGCGGTGTTGTGCCACAGCATGCACCATTACTCATTGCATCCGTCGACGTGCAGCAAGATCATTTCTGGTGGGAGGTTAGAGCCTATGCTCACGGCGTATCAAGCTACTTAGTTGATTATGGTCAAGCAAGTAGTTGGGCAGATTTAACCGAGATACTCATTGATAGAGAATATCCATCAGAGTATGGTGAGGCCCGTAAGATTGTGAGGGCCGGTATCGATAGTGGCTACCGAACAGACGAAGTATATCAGTACTGTGCGCAATACCCAGAAGTATGTGTGCCGGTTAAAGGTGATTCTTCGCACAGTCCTCTAGCTCCGCCATATAAGATGAGCAGCATCGAGAAGGGCGTCATCGGCGGTATGAAGTTATACGTAGTGAATACCGATTACTGGAAGGATTTTATATTTGCACGTATGGTACGACCGGCCAATGAGGCTGGTACAATCCATCTATTTAAGGATTGCCCTGAGGAGTATTCGGAGCACCTTCGGTCGGAGGAAAAGCAGGAAATCCGAAACGTGAAGACCGGTGCAGTTACAGTGCAATGGAAACCATTAACCAGTCATCCAACAAATCACTTGTTGGATACGTGTGTATACAACGCTATGGTGGCGGACTCGGTAGGTGTTAAATACTTACCCGAATATAATCTGTATGCCGATGAGGAGGACGAAGATACGGATGATGAAGATTTTAATGCAGATAGCCGAGGTTGGTTTAGTTAAGAAGGAGGTGAGACCATGAGCGCAAGAGAAGACTTGGAGCGTATTCGAACGATAATCGAGGAAATTGAGACGAATGGATACGCCGAGATGTCTGTAGGTGGTAAGCGATTTAAGACGCATGACCTGCCGACATTATACGCCCGTGAACGTGAGTTAATGTCTCGCGTTGATGATGAGGAAGGTAATAGCACGACATCCTACGTGTCATGGGAGCGACGATGAATATTCTTGATAAGGTAATAGCTTATTTCAATCCAGAACGAGCCGCCCGTAGAGCATATTTCCGTAGTTCGCTTGAACGTGGATATGATGCGGCGTCAACAGACCGATTAAGTGGAGACTGGATGCCTGTATTTGGCACAGCTGAACAGGTAGCATCTGGCCAACGTGATTTGATCCGTGGCCGTGCACGTGCAGCAGAACTTAATAGTGACCTCGCTGAAAGTGTTGTATTGGCATTACTACGGAACGTAGTAGGCACGGGTATAAAACCGCAGTGCAAAATCAAGACCCGTGCAGGAAAGCTGAATGAAAGACTCAACAAGAAAATTGAGGAGGCTTGGGATGATTGGGTGGATAAAGAGAATGCGGATATCCGAGGAATATCTACGTTCTATGAATTGCAGGAAATGGCTCTACGCCGAATGGTCTATGACGGGGAAATCCTAGTTAATATGACCTCCGAAGGCGCAGATATACCACTATCATTACAGCTTATCGAGGGCGAGAATATCGGAGCCGTATCGGTAAGCGAGAATGGCAACAGTATTGTTAATGGCGTAGAAGTTAATAAATACGGAAGACCAATAGCCTATCACGTATTCCAAACAGACCCATTAGGAATACGGTCGTTTAACGAGGCAAGGCTGCCAAGTAATAGGGCTTTTCTATTACATAAGCCTCGCAGACCTAGTGAACTGCGCGGGGTTAGTATGTTAGCCCTCGTATTAAAGCGTATTCATGATGTAGATGAATACATGGATGCTGACCTTATAGCGGCTCGTGTAGCGGCATGTTTCGGCGCGTTTGTAACAAGTAGTACTGGGAGTGCCCCGATGGTTGCAAATAAGATTGACAGTAAAGGCAAGAAAGTCCGCTCGATGGCACCAGGGATTATCCAACATCTACGCGCAGGTGAATCTATTTCGTTTGCGGAGCCTAAGCGAAATGCAGGAACCGCATCAGAATACTCAGCGACTCAAACAAGACGCATAGCGTCGGGCATGGGTCTAAGCGCGGACATAGTGACGCGCAACATTAGTGGTAACTTCTCCGCAGCTCGGCAGAATATGCTGGAGGACCAGCAATCATTCAAGCAGATGCAGCGTTTTATAATTGAGCATTTTTGTATGCCTGTATGGCAGGCTTTCATTGAAGCATGCTATCTGAAGGGAATTATCCCGGCCAATGACTATGCAGCGAACCCAAAACTTTATAAGAAAGTAGCGTGGTTGGCTCCAGGCTGGTCTTGGATTGACCCTGTTAAGGAAGTTAATGCTAACAAGGAAGCCATTAAGGCAGGACTCACAACGCTCGAGGACGTATGTAGTGCATCTGGCAAGGACTGGGAAGAAGTGCTTGAACAGCGGAAGCTGGAGCAAGATCGCATTAAGGAATTGGGTGTTGCCCTTGATATGAATGGTGACATAACGAATCTAGCGGATGATAACGCCACTGATATGAAAGGAGATGATAGCTAGTGGGGAAATTTGCAAAGAAGCAGCTCTTAGGTAAGTATGCCCGAGAGGCGCAAATTACAAATATCGAAGCGAACGATGATCGTACCGTCGAATTGTCCTTCTCCTCTGAAGAGCCATATGAAAGATGGTTCGGAACAGAGATATTGTGTCATGACGACGGATGCATTAACCTAGACCGCTTTAATAATGGTTTGGGTGTAGCACTATTCAATCACGACCGTAGTGCCGTTATTGGCCACATTGATAAAGCGTGGATTGAAGGTAATCGAGGCAAAGCGATTGTCCGATTCGATGAAGATGATGAATCTGAAAAGATTTATCAGAAAGTGTTAAAAGGCACGCTACAAGGTGTGAGTGTCGGGTATTCCATAAGCCGATACGAGGAATTAATTGATTCCGATTCTAAAAGCTCCAATGGTCGGTTTACTGGCCCCGGTTATGTAATCACAGACTGGGAACCATTGGAAATTAGTATTGTGTCCGTCCCTGCGGATCCAAGTGTAGGGGTAGGCAGAAGTTTAGATGATAATGAGGAGGAACCTATGAAAGGTGATGCAAAAGCAAAAGGCACTGAGCAAAACGTGCCACAAGTAGTACCGGAAGTACCAGAGTCCGGAGTTAAAGGTTTTAATGCAGATGATGCTAAAAAGTTGATTGCGGCAGAACGTGAACGTGTATCCACAATCACAAGTCTATGTCGTGATTTCGAAGTTGATGGTGTAGATGAATTCATCAAATCCGGCAAATCTGTAGCTGAAGTTCGTGAGGCGGTAATGGACGCGTTGCGTGAACGCAATAAACCAGTATCCATTAAAGTTGGTGAAGCAGATTCTGATAAGTTCCGCATGGCTATGCAGGATGCTTTGATGATGTCTGTGGGTATCCCAGTCGCAAATCCTGCACCAGGTGCAGATGAACTCCGTTCTATGTCCTTGATGGAATTAGCACGTGAGTCTATAGTTCGTGAAGGTCTAACTGTTAATTACTCCGATCGATTGGAATTAGCTCGTGAAGCTATCAACTCCACATCCTCTTTCCCAATCGCGTTGTCTAATGTAGCAAATAAAGCCTTGATGCAAGGTTATGAAACAGCACCATCTACATTTGCAACTTGGGCGGGGAAAGGTAGTAATCGTGACTTCAAACCAGCAAAACGTTTTTTACTTTCCGAAGCAGCTGAATTGAAACTTGTCCCTGAGGGCGGACAATTCAAGGATTCCCAAATGAGCGAAGCAGGTACGAATGTTAGCGTATTGACATTCGGACGTACGTTCAGCTTAACACGACAAGCTATTATTAATGACGATTTGGGTGTATTTAACGATATTTCTTCTAAATTCGGTCGTGCAGCAAAAAATAAAATCAATAACATGGTATATGACCTTTTAAGCGGCAATACTGTGTTAGAAGACGGAAAGGCCTTGTTTAGTGCAGACCGTAAGAACTTGGCAACTACAGGCTCTGAGTTAAGTGTTGTATCTTTAGCTGCAGGTGTAGCGGCTATGCGTCGTCAGAAACACATTGGTGAAAATCGCAATTTGAATATCTCACCTACATATTTGATTGTTCCACCTGAGCTCGAAGCATTAGCATATCAAGTAGTTAAATCTGTGGTAGACCCTGCTCGTAGCAATGATACAGTCAACCCATTCAGTGGTCGATTCACTATCGTTGTAGATGCAGCATTAACGGATCCGCATGCTTGGTATTTGGCATCCCGCCCTACAGATGTTCAAACTATCGAAGTGACGTATTTAAACGGTGTTGAAACACCTCGTTTAGAAACGCAAACAGGCTTCAAGGTTGACGGCATCGAGTACAAAGTAGCAATCGATTGCAACGCAACAACAATCGACTTCCGCGGCTTGTACAAGAACCCTGGTAAATAATTAGTAATTGATTAGGAGGTAAATAGATATGGCTAAATTCATTCAAGAACTAGACCGCGTCGATTTTAAGAATACAACATCCGAAATGATTGAAGTAGGGGACATTGTGCCTATTGGTAAAATGCACGGTGTGGCAATTACAAATATCGGCCCTAATACAATCGGTGCAGTTAAGGTAACTGGCTGTTTTGAAGTAACGGCATTAACATCTGATTCTTTTGCAGTAGGTGATACCGTGTATTTCGACAAAGATCAAAAGCGAGCATCTAAGACGGACACTAATCCAGTATTAGGCGTGGCTCTTACAGAAAAACGCCCAGGTACCACAGTGTTGGAAGTCGCTCTTGTGCCTAATGTAGAAAAGTAAAGTAATGTAAGGCGGGCATATGCCCGCCTACTCCATAGGAGGTAATGCACTATGAAATTAGGATACAAGCCTAATGCACTGCTTTCTGTATTCGGTGAACGAATTACCTATAAAGGCCAAGATATCAAAGCTAGCGTGGAGATTGGCGAATATGACGGCAAGGGGTCTGGGTTCGTCGACAAAGCACTAGCCGATAAAGCTCAAATTTGGGTGCGTGCTAAGGATGTTCCTAATCCGCGTTCAAAAGACGAGGTGTATATCAATGGCGAGAAATGGTACGTTGATCACATTTCCAACTTTGACGGCACGATGTATTGTTTGGAAGTTGTCCATAACGTGAGGGCGGTGAGACCGTAATGAGTAATGAACCGATTACAATTACAGACACAGCCACGCCTTATCTGAATTTCATTGCAGAAACTAAACCGGACTGGATGCGTAAAGCATTAAAGTCGACAGGTTGGATGATGCAAAAGGAAATTAAGCAGGGCATTCGGTCGGGTGCACCTGGTGGACGTAAATATCCTAACTTCATGGCGCCAGCTCGTCGAGCCGCATTTGAGTCAGCATTCGGTGCGAAACTTAGAAAAGTTTATCAAAGCGGAGGACGTGCAGAACGAGAAGCCTGGGGCTCGAAATCGCGAAATGCCTTACTTGATATGGGCATTAGCGCCAGGACAATCGGATATAGTCCACTTGGTAAGTTGTCGAATGCAGTCGGATATCAATATGACAAGGGCAAACAATCCGTCCGAGTTGGGTGGTTATCCAATTCGGCAAAACGATTGGGTGAACGAATCGAAGAAGGGTACACTAAGCAAATTACAGAGCCTATGCGTAAGAAGTTATTTGCTGCCGGTGTACCATTACCAAAAGGAAAATCGATGTTCAAAATTCAGCCACGTCATACTTATGGCCCTATGAAAGCTGCATTACAGCCTAAGCTTAAACCTTATATTGAGGATAAGATAGGTGACTACGCTATACATGGACCAGCGGCACAATCCGCTTCTCGACGTAATTACAGGGTAAGGTGATTTGATGCAACAAACAATTCCACTGTCGCGCATCGTTGAACGCTGGGCTGAGGCTCTAGCGAACGATGAAGCGTTGACTAAATTTTGCAATGACAAATACGGAAAGCCAGCGCAACTGTATGTCGGCTACGACGATGTCGATGCACCGCTTGAAGAAGATTGCCCGTGCATCATATTACTACCGAGTAATAAGAACGAAGGGCTTGCGGATACCTACACATACTCGTTAATGATTGTATGGGGTATTGTCCATAAAGGTGCAACTCGCGTTAAGAATATCATTCGATATGACGGAGCGCTTGAATCGGATAATCTAGGGCAGTTAATCATCGAATGCATTTGCAAGGTGAATCCAGCCTTTCCGGTAATCGGCATTGATTATGAATTAGACTCAATGAATTGGCGCCCGGTGTTCACCGGACGTTTAACAGCTACTATAGAGATTCCGCATGTAATCGGCGGGAATATTGAATACTAAAGGAGGAAATGCATATGGCAACAGCAAAACGTGCACAGGGTTCTCAATCCCATGTGGCGATTGCGTTTGAGGCGGATTTTGGTACAACGCCATCCACTGGCGGTGTAATCACGCCAATCATATCTAGCTCCGTGAAAGCTAGTCAAAACTTAAATGACTCCACTGTGATACGTGGTGATCGTAATCCTGCAGCGCCATTCCGTGGCAACATTGATACGTCCGGTAGTTTAACCGTGCCTGTTGGTGTTATTGACATCGGATACTGGCTAAAAGCTGCATTCGGGCAACCGACTTCTAATACAACTGGCCAAGCCCCAAATAAGAAGTCCGAGCACGTGTTTAAAATCGGTAATACGATGCCGTCGTTAACTATTGAACAGGGCTACCCTGATGTTAACGTATTCCAGCAATTTGCAGGTGTGCGGGTTAGTAAATTAGGCTTTAAGTTTGGCGGTGACTCCGAACTTACGGCATCTGTGGATGTAATGGGCTGTAAGGAAACATTAGCGGCCACTACATTCGATGCTGCAGCTAAGGCAGTTAATTTCTTACCGTTCCAAAATCTTAATGCAACTATCAAAGAGGGCGGCGTTACTGTGGCCAATATTTTAAGTTGCGATATCAACTTTGACTTTGGCTTGGATGGTGATTCTTACGCTATTGGCGGTAAAGGCTTTAGAACATACATCGACCCAGGTATTGTGTCAATTTCCGGGACAATTAAAGCGTTCTTCCAAAATAAGGACCTTTTGAACAAAGCAGTCAACGGTACGGAATCCAGCTTGGAATTACGACTTGAACAAGATGACTGGTCGCTTACATTCAAGTTGCCTGAACTTGTGTACGAACGACAATCTCCAGGCATCGATGGCCCTCGTGGCGTTAATATTGAATTGCCGTTTAAAGCATACTATCGTGCAGATGCTGGTCGTTCTGCATCCATCATTACATTAGTTAATAACCAAGAACAATACTAGGAGGTGCCAATATGGCATTTGAAGATATCAAAGTAAGAGGCTTAACATTCGCTGAACGTGGTGAATTAATTAAATCTGGTTTAGACCCATTGTATACACCAGTTCCGGAAGAAGCACCGGACACAGAACGTCTATTACGTTCTCGTGACCTTGCACAATGGATTATGCAGCACATCTACGGTCTAACTGAAGATGAAATCAACGCAGCACCAGACAATGATCTTATGGAAGTTGCGCTTGATACCATGCGGTTTACTCATGAAAAAAAGGCTGAAATCGAAAAAAACTAATTCAGGTGTGGGGTTGGCTCAACTCCGATAAGCCGAAATACTGCTCAGACTGCGTCAAAATGCAACGTGAGACTAAACAGCATTTTGACTGTTCGGAGTGTGAGTTTAATTCCCCTCACCAATTAGATGGAACTAGACAAGCAATGCGAGTGTACAACGCTAGCCGGATGCAGCGACGTTGGCATCCAGGCGGTATTGCAGGATTCGATATGCCAGCGGTATTAGAGGTGGCGAGGGCTTACGGCATCGAGCCACTACCGCACCTTATCGATTTGCTTGTAATCTTGGAAGCTAAAGAGTTGGAGGTGGCGCACAAGAATGGCCAATAATTTAATTGATATTGTCGTTCAGCTGACCGATAAGAATACGGAAGCAGGACTCAAGAAAATTACAGCTAGTGCCGAAGGCGCCAAATCCGCCCTTGGCAAAATGAAGAATGACCTTATGGCGATAGGTGCCGGTGTCGGTGTAGTAGGCATCGGTGCCAAACTTGCCAAAGAGGCTATTCAATGGGATGTAGCCGTTAAGAAGTTATCAGGCATTACCGGTGCTACGGCAAAAGAAACCAGTGAACTATTAGCAGTGGCCAATTATATGGGCGTTGCTATGGAAGACAGTGCTGGTGCATTTGCTAAGTTCTCTAAGAACGTCGGAGCGGCCAAAGAGAAAATGGAAGTCGCTCGGGCAGAGGGGAAACTCGGTACTGATATATTTAGTAAATTAGGCTACACGCTTGAACAGATTCAAGGTAAGAATACCGTTGAAGTGTTTAAGATGATACAGGAACGTCTAAGGGGCATGAAAGATGGCGCTGAAAAGACTCGTGTCGAAATGGAACTCTTTGGACGTACCGGGTATCAAATGCACGCCATGCTTAACATGTCCGCTGAGCAGATGGACAAAGTGGCTGAACGTGCCAAAGCAATGGGGCTTATCATTGACGACGAGACTGCAGCTAAATCTGCAAAGCTAAATCGGGAATTGAAAGATTTGGAAAATACGGGTAAAAGGCTTGCAGTATCCATCGGACATGAGTTAGTTCCTGTTTTTAATGACTACGCAAATGGCGTGTTAGACGTTGCTAAAGAATTCGAGTCGATGACTGCTGAGCAAAAGGAAGCTATCGGCGGAATTGTTAAATTCGGTGCAGAAGCTGGGGCAGTAATCATAGTCATGAGGTCGCTAACTAGCGCACTCGGATTTATGCGATTAGCTACAATTGCTGCTGCAGGTCCTTGGGTAACATTGGCTACGGTAGCAGGGCTCGCAGCTAAGAACATATATGATGCAGCGTATGCATCTAAAACTGCAGGTTCTTATCTAAATGTAGAAGTTGACGGTAAGCGTATTCACAAAAATACGAATTCAACAGCAGGAATATCTGATAAGTTTAGGGAATCACATGACGCACGTTATTGGATAGAAGACTCAGCTTTATTCGGATTTATTAAAAATGACCGACTAGCCACTAAAGAAGAAGGCGCTAGAATCGATGCGGCTTTAAAGCAAAAAGAAGAGGCGGATGCTGCGAAAGCGAAACTCGATGAGGAACTTGCAAAAGCAAAAGAGGACCTTGCTAATGGTGGAGGTTTAACCAATACCGAGGCTATCAATAAGGCGAATGAGGAAGCAGCGAAAGCGGCCAAAGCTCAAGAGCAGGCAGCTAAGAAAGCCCAACAAGCGGCTGAAAAGTTGACGAGTGCAGTGGAACGCATGGCCGATTTGTATCGGTCACTTACTTTACAAAGTCTGCAAATTGACGGCAGTCAATACGAAATCGATAAGCTAACTGCCAAGAACCAGTACGAAGCTAACAATAAGAATATCCGTGATATTATCCGCTCTGTTTCTGGATTGAGCGGAGGCGTTACTGGAGAAGCTGTAAGCGTACTGGACGCAGCTAACGAGCAACTCGGTAAGGCATACGAGTTAGGGGCTGACGGAACGTGGGCAACTGACTGCGGAAAGCTGTTCTCTGATTCGGTATTGCAGGCATTTGGTAAGGACGTACCTCGATATGTCCCATCTATCATGGATGCAGCTAGAGCCGCAGGTGCATGGCACGATGCAGGCGACGGGTACACGCCTAAGGCTGGCGATGGTGTAGTTGTACTTGGTGATAATCACATCGTCATTAGTGATGGTGCAGGTGGATATACGGGGGCTAACTCTAGTACTGGAGTAGTTGCCAAGCCATCTGTTGAAGGTGATTTCGGTGCTATCACAGGGTACGTAGACACTAGCTTATTAGCAGGTGCTACATCGAGTACCACTACTGATTCAGCAGGTAGCGCGGCAAATGCCAAGAAGCTTGCTGAGTCTAACCTAACTGCTCAAGTTAGAGCTAAGAATGAGGAGTTGTACCAAAAGCGACTTGCTGAGGCACAACGAAATCAAACTATCCGTGTCCGCAAGATGAACGAGGATATTAAGAAACTCGATCTCGAACGCACAGGCGACCGCCTGCAATTACTTAAAGCTGAAGCCGAAGCACAAAAGGCGCAGATTGATGATAACGTCCGTGAGTACACAAAAGCGGTAGGCGATAAGGAACTCGCTGAAAAGAAAGCCCAAGCAGAGCGCCTAAAATTGGCATCTGACACCGAGCAGAAAATCAGGGAGTTAGCATACACGCAAACAAGTGAAACCGTTGACCACTTAACCAATATGGTTACTCTTGGTCGCTTATCTCGCAGTGATGCGGACGCCTTACTTGCTGAAGAGTTAAAGACCTATATTGACTATGCACGGAGTGAAGTCAATGAGGCCCAGTTAAGCGCTACTCAAAGACTACAGATTGAAAAGAACCTATTGGAGTCTCAACAGAAACTATGGGAACTCGCAGGTCGCAGTCTGAAAACAAGCTTACAAGAAGCTGCTCGACAATATAAGCAAGAGACTACCAATTATGCAGATTTAGCAAAATCTACTTTTGACAGTACGATGAGCTCTATTAATTCTGCTTGGACAAATAATCTCGAGGCTATGGCAACAGGAACGAAGTCATTTAGTAAAGGCATTAAGGACATATTCAAGGATATGACAAACGCCATTATTAAGATGATGATTCAGTTAACGTTCCAGCAATATGTCATGCCTAAGTTGCAAGGATTATTTGGTGGTGCAGTAAGTGGTATTGGCTCACTAGGTGCTGCAAAAGGGACATCGTCCTTTGCCGGTGGTAGTTCGTTTAGTTCTGCATTTACAGGAAATCGATTCGCTGCCGGAGGAAAAACGAATCCAGGGCTTATGTTGGTTGGTGAAAACGGACCGGAACTATTGCAGTCATCTGGATCGCACCGCATTTATACGGCAAGTGAAACTCGTAGATTGATGGGCGGCGCTACAAGTAACAACGTAGTTGTTAATATCGTCAATCAGTCTGGCCAAGAACTTGAAAGTAAGCAACAGAACTCCCGGTTCGATGGTGAGAATTATGTTATCGATGTAGTAGTTCGTGCTATGGAATCAAACAAAGGAGGTATGCGTGACGCCATCAAGGCATCCGCAGTATAACTATGGCAGTATTTCCAGATATTCGATGGCCGATATACCCAATTCAGGAGACTACTCCAGATATTTCGTATAAAGGCCAAGTTGAAAACATGACGCTAATTACCAGGAAGAAGACGACAAAGACCCGGCGGACATATTCCGTAGGATACAAGTTGCCAACAGCTGATTACTATAAACTTCGGTCATTCTTCGATGAAGTCAACTGCTCCGGTATATTCGATTGGGTTCATCCAGAAACACGGGAAACACTAAAAGTGCGATTTGCTGATCAGTTAGACTTTGCGGCGAATGACTACGGAGTGTGGATGGGAACCGTGAAATTACAGGAGGTATAACATGTTACCGCTCTCAACGGCATCGATTTTAGAGAAAAACCAAATATCGGCCACCGGTGTGTGGTTAATGCTGTTAGAAATATCCTATAAAGGGGATACGATTCGATTGGTATACAATACGGAGAATATCCAATTTCGAGGCAATACCTATATCGCATTTCCATTTACCATTCAGGATGTTACAGAGAATGCGACGGATTTACCTAATATCAAGCTATCCGTGTCTAATGTGACTCGTACAATTCAGCGCATGGCAGAGTCTAATAATGGATTCACTGGAGCCAATGTCATCATTCGTGTAGTGAATACGAACATACCTGGTGTGTGCGAGCAAGAGGAGCATTTCGTAATTACGGGAACTCATGCAAACGCAGAATGGATGGAGTTTACACTGGGTACTGACTTTAGCTTTACTCGACGATTCCCGTTAATCCGTGTGATGAAGGATTTCTGCCCGTTTAAGTTTAAAGGCGTTCAGTGTGGATATAAGGGTCACGAAAATCAATGCAATAAAACCCTAGCGCGATGTCGTGAATTGGGGAACAGTACTCGATTTGGAGGAGAACCTACTATTCCGCAAGGAGGACTATATGCATCCAATAAGTGATTTGACTGATATGATAGGTACCCCATTCTCGGAAATGAAATGCTGGGATGTAGTTGTTGAGGTATATCGGCGTAGTGGAATATCACTACCCGAATATACCCAAATCCAAATGGATGAATGGCGCGAGGTTCGTGAACCAATGCCAGGGAGTGTTTTGGTATTTGCGCTATATGGTAAAAATCTCGATCATGTAGGGGTTTATCTTGGCGAAGGTAAATTTATACACGCTACTGAACACAGCGGCACCTGTATAGAGCACATATCAAAGTACGTGCCTCGATTGAAGCACATTTATGAAAGGAAGGAGTAGCAGATGGTTAACGTAATTATTGTAAATAATCCGTTCAAGCCAGAGCAACGGGATACAAAATATTTGCCATTTAAACAGGGCAAGCCTATCAGCTATTACTTCAGTGCACCTGGTGAATGGGCGTACTCAGTAAATGGACATGAAGCAGCGCCGGATACAGTTGTGAACGATGAAGACTACATTGTAGTAATGCCCCGAGTTGAGGGTAAATTCTTTGGCGTTCTTCTATCAATAGGGATGGCCGTATTTACCGGTGGTATTGCTTCGGGTGCTATCTTTGGTATCCAAAGCTTGATTTGGCGGTCAGTTATCGCTATGGCGGTAGGGATGATAGGTAATGCTATCATTTCAAAGTTAACTGCCCCTAAGGTTGACCGTTCGAATTCCGAACAGTCAAATACATATGGCTGGGGAGGTACTGAAACTGTTACCGGACAAGGTTACCCTTTAGCCGTTACGTATGGCCGAATGAAAAGCGCTGGGTTATTATTATCCCGCCATGTAATTAGTGATGGTGAAAAGCAATATCTTAATCTCTTATACTGTGCCGGTGAGGGCGAGTTATCAAAGATAGAAGATATTCGTATAAACGCTAACCCAATCAGTAATTATAAAGATGTGCAGGTGGATATCAGAAAGGGCACAAATGACCAAACAGTTATCCAAAATTTCAATGATAACTTTGCGGATCAATCCCTAAACTATGAATTGACTGAATCATGGAATACGCAACAGGTACAAGGCGATGCGTGTGACGCGATAGAGTTAACTGTTGGATTCCCAAACGGATTATATTATTCAAATGATAGCGGCGGCGCTGACCGTACGTCTGTCACGTTGAAAGCAGAAATCCGTAAGGTAGGCGATGAGTCCTGGCAGGCATTACCTTTAGCAAATCAAAAAGGCATGGCCGGTCACATTAAGCGTCGGGATGCGTGGAACTTTATTAAGTCAGACAATAGCGTGACGAATACATCTGATTACGCAGGACGAATTGAAGAGGCGACAAATAATGCGTTTTATCGTGTATTTCGCTTTGACAATCTTGAAAAGGCTCGCTACGAAATCCGCATGCGCTGCAGTGCGAAAGATGGTAAAAGCTTGCGCCATGTTAATAAGGTCTACTGGGTACAGCTAACTCAAATTATCTATGACGATTTTGTGCATCCAGGAAAAGCCCTTATTGGAATTAAGGCCTTAGCCACATCTCAGCTAAGCGGTACCGATCCAAAAGTGACATGGATTCAAGAGCGTTCAGAGGTGTATGTGTTCAATCCGTATATCAATAAGTACGAAGCTCAACTAGCTGATAATCCGGCTTGGGCTGCTTATGATTTAATCCACATCTGTCGTAAGATTGGCGGTGAATATATTGTATTTGGACAGCCCCATATGCGCCTTGACTATAACGCATTTAAGGCATGGGCAGATAAGTGCAAAATAAATGGGTTTACATTCAACTATATATACGACACCGCTATGCGATTATGGGATGCGTTAAAGTATCCAGAAGCAGTAGGTCGAGGGAAAGTAATTCCTGTAGGAACCAGGTTCACATGTGTTAGCGATTATCAATCTACACCGGTACAGTTGTTTACTGTAGCCAATATAAAACACGGCAGCTTTACTGAAGAGTTTCAAGGAGTGGAGGCTAGGGCTAACTCTGTTGAAATATCGTTCCTTAACAAGGATAAGGATTATGAGCGAGACGTCATTCCAGTATATGGGGATACTTACGACGAGTCGGATACGCTAACAAATCCGGCACAAGTTGAACTCATGGGATGTACTAGTCTTGAGCAGGCCTATAAACACGGTAAGCATTTCTTGCGATGCAATAAATATGAAATACGTACTGTGACAATAGAGGCGTTTACGGATGCCATAGCGTGTACGGTAGGAGACATCATTCTAATTCAGCACGACATACCTGAATGGGGCGAGGGCGGTCGTGTGGTTGCGGTAAGTGGCCAGACGATTACACTTGACAAGGAAGTGTCGGTACAACCAGGGAAGAATTATCAGTTGCTAATTCGTAGCAACGCTACGGATATTGTCTCTACGTTTAACGTAGTAAATGTATCAGGTCTCAATGTGATTGTTAAAGAGGCTATACCAGTGCAGCCTGATGCGGTATATGCATTCGGAGAGATTTCTAAATCGGCTAAGCCATTTCGTGTGTTGGCTATTACAAAGACACTATCAGAAATGACCCGTAAGATCCAATGCATGGAGTATTATCCAGAACTTTACGTATCGGATGATGGCACGGTGCCAAGTATTGATTATACGAATCACGGTGCATCTGATATTCAATCAGTAGGGTTAGTGAGCGATGTCTATGGTGCTAATGGAATCATGTATTCACGCATAGGTGTAGCGTGGCAGTTACCTCGTGATGGAAAAGTCTCAAACGTAGTCGTGAATTACCGAAATGTAAAAAGCGATACGTGGACATATATTGGAAACTACCCAGCATCCACAAACGCTACCACGATATCTGATGTGCTACTAGGTGCCACCTATGAAGTACGCGTGCAGGCAATTAATGAGTTAGGCCAGCTGACTACTGGCGTGACAAAATCCATAGCTATACCTAAAATGCAAGCACCGGAGGATGTGCAAAATTTGCACGTACTCAGTCGATACAATCAGACTGCAGATAAAAGTGTTTACTATGACTTACAAGTGCTATTTGACCCGCCTAGTAATCCCGCCAACTTCGATGTGGCGGAGGTTTGGTATCTCTTAAAGTCGAAGAGCGGAAAGCCTGTACCGGGGCAAGAATGGCAGTATGCTGGCAGTAGTAATAGTCAGGTTATTATCAAATCATTAGGTCCAGGTGAGGAGTATAGAATCAAAGCGATTTCGGTTGACCGATTTGGTAACCGGGCAGAAACAGCTCAAATGGTTGATGTGATAGTCAAACCGATGGATGCGATACCCGATATGCCTAGCAACTTCGGTATTACTTTCGGTAGAAATGCCACCGCATCATGGAATGAGGTGCTTAATGCTGACGTCGACTATTACGAATTACGTACCGATAATGATCCTGGTAAAGATACGAATGCTTTATTGGCAAGAGTTAAAGGTACTTCTGCTGTACTTACTTTAACTAAACGAGCAGATACTGTTTATCTATATGCTCGCAGTACGTTGGGCAAATACTCGACTGCAGCAACATATGAGTATAACGTTCCACAGTTGGCCGCACCTGAGCTCGTAGTAAAAAACCAGTTAGGGGGATTCAATCTTTACTTCTCAACTAAGCCCGCACAAGCATATGCAATCAGATGCCACGTGATCGGAGATGAACGCACCGATGATTTTGAAACTACTAGCACCATGCTGACATATTCGAACTCAGCCGGAATATACCGGATACGTTGCTCGTTTGTGGATGTGTTCGGAGATGGACTCGTTAACGAGAAGCAAGTCGTGATTAAGACACAAATTGATGCTAGCTTGCTAGACCTTGAGTCTCTCGGGCTGAATAAAGTTGATGAGCGAATTAAGGAACTTGATAAGAAATTCAATACGAATTCTGAAGAGACCACTAGAAGAATTACGAATTTGGCGTCACATACTGAATCTCGTATTACTGAGTTAGCTGGTAGCATTGATCTACAAGTTAAAAAAAGTATTGGTGAGATTGATGGTGGTGAGTTGGTATCTCGCATTAACCTCAGTCAGTCTGGGGTATACATTGCAGGAAAATTGATTCACATCACCGGAGCGACTAAGTTCGATGATAACGTCATTGTTAATAAGATGATTCAGGCCAACGCAGTCACCGCCGATAAATTACAGGTTGAGAACTTAGCGGCGGTGTCCGGTACAATCGGGTTACTTCGTTCGAAAGAGACGGGCGCTCGTGTTGAGATTCAAGATAATCTTATTACAGGCTTTGATGATGATAACAACCCTCGGATTAAGCTTGGATGCTGGTAGGAGGTATTATGGAACCGCATGTATTAGCTTATGATGCTAACGGCAATATCATACTAAATCTCAAGGAAAGGCTCACGCGTATCGAGGGGCGGATGTATGTATCTGACATCCCAAATCGACGTCAACAAATTACTGTGAATGGTTTACAGTCTGGGCAACATGTCTGGGCCGCAGCCATGGGGCAGTACTTAGTGGCAGAGGTTAGGGGCAATGTCATAACATATTATTTTGCGGTGTCCCAGGATGAATATAATATCAATCGTCAATTTAAAGATCTTACATATGAAGGGTGGTTGGCGTATGGAATTTATTAACATCCAGAATAAAGAAGGTGTCACGATTATAAACGATACCTATGATAATCTAGTATATCTTAGCATTCCTAAACAAAAAGATGCAGTTCTTTACACTGGGGCAATGAGGGGGATAACGCCAACAGTTCAAATTCCACTCAAGCCCGCAGCTTACACTCCTATGATGGTGCCTACAAGTAAATTCCAATACGGATATATCGCAGGGGAGGCTAATGTAATCCAGGTCTTTTATGTCACTAATTACGCATATCATGGTGATGCACCTCTTATAGCAGTATCAGTTCCACAAGGATATGAATTCGCAGCTCAGTGGGTTCATAAACGTCGTGAACGATTAATGGTGCTGGTAGTGGATGTAATTAAGCCAGGCGAAAAGGTAACGCAAGCAATGGTTGATGAAGTGAAAGCCGGCATCAAGTTTTATTGCTTCGGCTATTTCGAGGATGTTGTGGCTAATGCAAATACACCTCGTATTCGATTTGTTGACAAGGTAGGAAGTAGTAAGCCTAATACGGCATTGCAAGTGCTTGGCCGTCACAAGTACTATAAAGCATCCTGGGTAGCAGATTACAATCTGCAGAATGATGTGATATATGATAGCCGCATCAGGTACCTACGCATAATCGATCACTATGCGCATGATTGGTATAACCAGTTATCAAACTACGTTCCGGATACTTTTACAAACATGGCTCGTGACCCAAAGGCTTATGGCGTCAAGGTTGCGATTATACCCATGTCCGTAATCGATGTATCCGTTTGGGGGCCCAATATCAATAACGGAGATAAAAAGTCACACACGGGGCGAGTGTGGCAAACGTTCAGATTTCACGATGAGAGTACCGTATCGCTGAAATCGTATCAGTTCATTGATTGGAATACAGTCACCACGTATCCTGTAGGTTGCTCGGGTAAAACCACGTCTCAGTATTTGGTAGTTGATGTGACTGGGTATGATAAGCCAGGTACGATTCCATTCAATTAGGGGAGATGATAAGTAATGAATGTAAAAGATATAGACCTCAATATTGGCGAGGATTTCGGGATAGTTTACGCGGTCCAAGATGACAATGTGGATTTGACAGGGTTTAAGTCAGTATTCGCCATACGAAAGCGAGCAAGTGGTCCGCTTGTTATTAAAGTGCAAGGGGTAGCATCTGGGAAGATTGCGACATTCAATATTTCCGGAAAGGATACCCTAGAAATCAAGTCCTTTGGTGAGCATGTGTATGATGCTTTTGCATATAAGGAATCGGAGCCTAGCCGATATTACAAACTGGGCATGGGGGTAGTCAACATAATTCAGGATGTGGCCATGCATGATTAGAGGAGGAATGTATTATGCAAAACGAAGCGTTACCAGTAAGAATTGAAGGTCCGATTAAAGTAGAGGCGGAAGTAAAAGCAACCATGGTAGGTGATAATGGGAAAAGTGCTTATGAAATTGCTTTAGCACATGGATTCGTAGGAACCGAGGCGGAGTGGTTGGAATCCTTAAAAGTGAAGATGCCTAACTTATCAGGCGTTGTTTCAGCACTTCAAGGTAAGAATATCCTTATTAATAGTGGTACCCTTGAAGCGATATTATCTGCTATTGTCCATGCATTGGCTGAGCAACCTTATGCACCACTTACCTTTAACGAGCCAAGAAAAGGGGATACGGAAATTCGAGTATCTGGACAAGATGGCTTTAAAGTTCGAGTGCGCGGTGAGGAGGAAGCTGTTGAAATCCAATCTGGGAGTGCAACTATTAAAATTCAGCCTTATGGCGCAGATGATATTTATCTTGAATATCTTAACTTAATCGATCATGTTGTTAATACGATTAAAATCAAAGGCCTTATTGAATTCAATCCGGAAACGGCCATAGAGATTCTGCCTAAGCAATTCTATGGTCGCACAGATTTGGAAGGTGAACTCACCTGTCCGAATGTTGTTAAAGTTGGTGCGTTAGCATTTGCTGGAACCGAACACAATATTATTAATTTGCCGAAGGCCACTGATATTGACAGGGATGCTTTCGCTGGCAGTTCTTTTGCAGTGATTAATATACCGGCATTTGTATGGTCGGGTAATAATCTTAATTTACAATCTAGTGGGCTAATTAGGGTTAATAAAATAACCGTTAGTGAGGAATCTCATCCGCCACAAAATATTATGATGCAAAAAATTTCATTAGAGGTCTACAATCCGGACCATACTAAAAAATGGAATCTTTATAACGAGAAATGGGAGAAAGCGGAGGCCTAAATGGACGAAATTAGATTATTGCTAATGGACTTCGGAATTCCGGCCTACTTTGCAGATATTGGATTTTGGGTGACCCTCTTGGGGGTCATCTGGGCCGCCCTTAGGGGTTCGTTTCGTGCTATGGTGTGGTTCTTAGAACATACCTCGCTAGTCGCAGTTAAGCAAGAGTTAGATGACCATTTGGCTCGACGTATGGATAAGCAGCGTAAGGACTATGACGATAAGTTATCCGATGCTATCAACAGTATCGCTGAATTAACAAAAAGTAATCAGGAAATACTAAAGCAATTAGTCAAGCTGGAAGAACGAGATGCAGCGAAATTTCACCGGCTTAATAACCTTGAAACCACAGTTCAGAGTCTGAGTACTGAACTGATGCATATCCAAGTTCTAAACAATATGCCGATAGGAAGAAGTATCACACTTAACACGGATGATATAGGAGGTGACTGATAATGAAATATCAAATCATGAACCGACTGAAATCCGCATATAGTGCTGTTCGTGTTGCTAACATTAGACCTACTGGAGTACTAGCGACAAGAATTCTAGTACTTGTTATGCTAATTCCTATTTGGCTAGTCATAACAGAGTATGTTATGGCATTTGCTAGGGGCTATGTATCAAGTGAAACTAATAAGTTGATTGATGTTGGACTCAATATTATTGACCATATATTCATTCCTAGTGTATTGACAGCCGTAGTAGGCTTCCTAGGACTTTGGTTGGATAGAAACAATAATGGGGTCCCTGATAAATTAGAAGGAGGTAGTTGTAATGACGAAAATATTTATAAATCCAGGTCATGATATTGACCTGGACTCTGGAGCAGTAAATCCTAACACAGGACGTCGTGAATGCGACGTTGCTCGTGATGCTGGTAAGTTATTGGCGTGTTATTTACAAACAGCAGGTTGTGAAGTGCGCACCCTGCAAAATGATGACTTAGGTCTTGTATGTGAAACTTCTAATGAATGGGGCGCAGATATATTTGTGTCTCTGCACTGCAATGCGTTCAATACGCAGGCACGTGGCACTGAAACATTGTACAAGTCTTTCAACGGCCAACGTCTAGCGAACGACATCCAATCGCAAATCATCCGTAGTATTAATACGGTTGATCGAGGCGTTAAGGAACGTCAAGATTTATGGGTATTAAACGGCACAGATGCAACAGCCGTGTTAGTTGAAATGGCATTCATTGATAATGATGAAGATCTAGCACTACTTAACAATGACCTTGATACAATTGTGCGTGCTATCGCAAGGGGAATTACGGATTATGCATCAGGAGGGGAATAATGTATGACAAAATCAAAATTTTACTTAATCACCCTACTTACCGCTATATTATTATCGGTGGTATTGGGTTCATCTTCATCCTTTGCCTCGGATACATCTTCTACCAACCAAGCGGAACCGACTATCAGCGTGCTCGTGAGTCAGTGGAACGAATTGAAAAGCAACAACGCGAAAGCGTTGAGCTTAATCGAAGCATCCAGCGTTCCATTGACAGAAGCACAGACTATAGCCGTGAAGCAGCGACAAGAATTGAACGAAGCTCACAATACAATCAACAAATTGGAGAACGAATTAATGCAAGCCAAACTTCAATCAATGAAGCAAGAAATTGTCTTGTCCGAAATGCAGAACTCTTTGACAGAGTTGAAAGGGCAAATCGACAACGACAAGAGAACAATCAAACGCTTACGAATGCAACGCAACCTATCCCAAATACTGGGAGCGGGTGCGACAATCGGAGTAGTAATTCATCGATGACTGAGAGGTGATCCAAGCATCTCCCTACCATACGAGGGCGGACGTGTGGATTAATGGTAAATACACAAAAGACCTTACTGGGCGTATGTCCTGGTAAGGTCTTTTTTTTTTGTTTATAAATAGTAATTGCAGATAAGATAAAATTATGGTGTAATTATGGTAATAATAGGAGGTGGGAGTAATGCTGAAAGTATTTAACAAGGACCCACATTTCATGAGGGATGCAATAATCGTAGATAACTACGCTGCTGCGTGGGATATAATATGCTCCATGCAGCAGAAGCTAGGGAAAGGCATACTTCTTGTTGGTAGGGAAACATGGGAAGACCTCAGATTGGTTGAGCATTTTCCTGATTTTATTTGGAGAGACGATGTAAAGACGGTATATGTTAATAGCGATAAAACATTAATAATTCCTGCTCCGTCAAAGTATAATCGAGCCAACGTTTTAAAGCTCATTAAGTTCTTTGGACTTCACTATTCTATCCGAGAAATATAA